CGAAATTGATGAAAAAATTAAAAGTACCATCACTCAGATCAAATTAGCAGAAACCCAAGAAGCAGATCTTAGAAATAAGATAGAGGACGCAAAAGCCCAAGTTTCAGTAGCTCCTTAATCTAAAAAGCTATATACGGAAAATTCATTCCGAATCACATAATCGCTTGCACTCTACTCAAAAAAACGCTATAAAAAATTACTATACATTAAATTAAGAACGTAGACGAGTATAGCGACGACCTAGAGACTACGTTCGCATAATCTAGGAGGATTATAACATGGCAAATACTACTTTTTCGGGACCCGTAAGATCGGAGAACGGATTTAAATTAACAAGCAAAACTGCAGCAACCGGTGTAGTGCATGACAGAACTCAGATATCTGGGTTAATGGATGCAAGAAGAAAATATCTTTATGAGCCTTTTCTACAAAGACCAGGACTTAATGCGATCAATATTGTTGATCCAGATGCTGACGATGCTGCTGCATTAGCAGTAACACAAGCAGCTAACAAGAACTTTGAAACATTAGGTACTAACTACACGACTGCTTTGACTACTTTTTCAGCAACTCAAGCGGGAATCGTAATGACAACAGCAACAGCTGATCAAGATCAAGGAATCATTTTACCACATTTAGATACAAACCAAACAGCTTGGGCAGGTACAAAATGGGGAACTGAAAACCAAGTAGAGTGGGAATGTTCAATTTCATTACCTGCACTTGATAACCAAAAAGTTTGGGCTGGTTTAAAATTGACTAATGATCAATTGCCTCAAACGGATGCGAATCAAGCATATTTCTATTATGCAAGTGACGCAACGAATGGGCAATTAATTGACAACTACGCACCATGGTATTTTATCTATTCTGTTAATGGCACTGACTACCTAACAAACACAGGTATTTCAGTAGCAGCGGATACAAACTATCATTTCAAAATTTCGATTGATAGCGATAGAAAACCATCTATTTTTGTAAATGGTGTGCAGTACAGTGTATCAACAAGTGCAATAACGGCTTTTGATAATACAACTTCGGTTACTGGAACAACTCAGGCAACTATTGCAGCGAACTATTCAGCTACTAATGCTAACACTCAAAAGGGTGCAGCGTTGAAAAATGACGTTGATTTAATTCCATATGTTGGAATAGAGAATGGCGATGCTGCGGCAGCGGTTTTGAATGTTCAGTTTGAAGCAATAAGTAGACTTATATTCGAATAATAATTAACTCTCTGGGTGGGGTGTAATGACTCCACCCCTAGATAAGGAGGAAAAATGGCAGACTTAGTACTAAACCAAACGGTTTATCAAGGCGAAAAAAAACTAATAACACATTATCAAAATGTTTCAGATAGTGATGGAGGCACAACTACAGTTGTTGATGTTTCAGCATTAACTGCAGACAGAAATGGCAATGCATGTGCAACGGTTACATTAAATAAAATATGGTATAGTATATCTATGACAGCAAAGGTAGACGCTGTTAAATTAATGTGGGATGCAGATACCGATGCAACTTTTTTAACATTAGAACAAAGTGGATTTTTAGATTATAGCTCTATAGGTGGAATACCTAATAACAAGGCTACTAACTACACTGGTGATGTTAAATTTGTTACGCCAGCGTGTACCGCTAATGATAGTGCCACAATTACGTGTGAATGGCTTAAGAATTACTAGGAGGTAGCGAATGGCTAATACTACTTCCGGAACAGTAACGTTCGATAAGACTTTTGCTGTAGATGAAATTATTGAAGAAGCTTACGAACGAATAGGTTTACAATCTGTTTCGGGATATCAATTAAAAACAGCAAGACGTTCTTTAAATATATTATTTCAAGAATGGGGAAATAGAGGTTTGCACTACTGGGAAGTAGGCGATACTAATATTGATCTTGTTGAAGGCCAAGCTGAGTACACTTTCTACAGAGCAACAGGAGATGGAACTTCATCAACAACCGTTGGTGGAACAACAGGAACATCAACTTATGGTGTTGCTGATGTTTTAGAAGCAACTTACCGAACAGGTAGAGGTACCACTTCTGAAGCGGATTCTGCTCTTACTAAAACAGATAGATCAACTTATTCTGGACTCGCTAATAAATTATCTGAAGGAACACCTACAAGATATTTTGTTCAAAGATTCGTGGATAAAACAACTGTCACTTTACACCCAACACCTAATTCAACAGCAGCATCAAAAGACGTTCACCTTTTCTTTGTCAAAAGAATACAAGACGTTGATGCAACTTACACTGATGCAACCGATGTCCCTTATCGTTTTGTACCTTGTATGGCATCAGGATTAGCATTTTATTTAGCACAGAAATACGCTCCACAAAGAACACAAGAATTAAAATTATTTTACGAGGATGAATTAGCAAGAGCACTATCAGAAGATGGTTCTTCTACAAGTGTTCATATTCTTCCTAAAACTTATTACCCAGGAACATAATGGCATTCGCAAGAGGAAAATACGCAAAAGCAATATCAGACCGATCAGGTATGGAATTTCCATATAATCAAATGATAAAGGAATGGAATGGTATGCTTGTTCATAGATCAGAGTATGAAGCAAAACATCCTCAGCTTGAGACAAGAGGTACTGGCACAGAGGGTCATGGACTACAACATGTAAGACCCGCAAGAGAAGAAAATGAAGTATCTAGAATGCTAGATCCTAATCCTTTTGAAACGATTGCTGCAGCTTCTGGAATTATAAATGTATTTGAAAAATCTCATGGTAGATCTACAAGTGACACCGTAAGATTTAGAGGTCCTATTTGGACAAACTCTGATTCAGATGCTTATCAAAATCCAGTAGGATTTGATGGCATTACAGGATCCAATCTTGCATACTCATCAGGTTATTCAATTACAGTTGGCAAAAGAGATTCAAGCGGAGATATTACAAACACAGATGATTACTATCACTTTACTGTGAATACAAACACTGCTACAAGTGGAGCAGTATCAGGAGGAGGCAATAGTTGTTCGGCTGGTCCAGCAACTATAACAGCATAATATGGCAGGTTTTACTTACGCAACATTAACAACAGCAATTCAAAACTATACAGAAGTTTCAACTTCTGTATTATCAAGCACAATTACAGATCAGTTTATTGATAATGCTGAACTTAGAATTTTTAGAGAAATACCTATTGATGCTAATAGAAAAGAAATGGTAGGTAATCTTACTGCTTCAACAGATAATATTCATGTTCCTGCGGGAGCTTTATTTGTGAGAGGTGTTCAGGTTTATACATCTACATCAGCTGCAACAGGAGCCAATAGTTGGTTAGATAAAAAAGATATTAGTTATTTAAGAGAATACGACGCTGCTCAAACAACGACAGGCACACCTAAATATTACGCGATGTCCGGCGGAGCAGAAGGAACGGGCGCAACCTCTTCAGGAAGAATAACAATTGTTCCTACACCAAGCTCAGCTTTTATGTACAGAATTCATTATAATGCTAGACCCACTCCTCTAAGCTCAGCGAATACTACAAATTTCATTAGCTTAAATTTTGGAAATGGTTTATTGTATGCCTGTTTAGTTGAGGCATATGGCTATTTAAAAGGTCCAATGGATATGTTACAACTTTATGAACAAAAATATCAAACTGAAGTACAAAAGTTTGGTGGAGAACAAATAGGTAGAAGAAGACGAGATGATTATACGGATGGAGAACCTCGTATACCTGTTCCGTCTCAGACACCGTAAGGAATTAAAATATGGCAACACTCACAGTATCAGTCAAAGAAGCAATTACACTTAACAATGTCGATTATGGATCGGAACGATCTTTAGATATTGCTAGTGTAAATGAAATAGTAAAAAGAGTCGTAACGGCATCTACAACAGAATGTGGATTAATTGGATTTTTATCAGCACTCAGTAGTGTTGGTGTAAGCGCTAACAAAGTAGGTTATGTTGCAGGAATGTTTGATGATGGTGATGTTAGATATATTAGAATTACAAATTTAGATTCATCAAATTTTATTACATTAACTTTTAGAGATGAAGACAATACAGAATTTAGAATGAAAGTTGACGCGGGTCACTCGTTTATTTATCCAGGTGATAATAGTGGTGGACTTGCTGACACGATGAAAGCATCAGGATCAGCTTTAGCATCAGGTCTTTCTGACTTAGTAGATATTACAGTAGATACAGATACAGCATCTTGTGATGTTGAAGTGTTTGTAGGGAGCGCTTAATGGCATCAACCTATACGGATATTGGAACAGAGTTAATGGTAACTGGCGAGAACGCCGGTAACTGGGGAACAAAAACTAATACCAACATACAAATTTTAGAAGAAGCGGTCCGTGGTTATGTTGCACAATCAATTGCGGGTGGTGCTGATACTACAGCTTTAACATATACCGATGGTTCTACAGGTGATGTTGCAAGAAACATGGTTATTGCTTTAACAGGATCAATTACAGGAAATCAAGTTGTAACCGTAACTGCTAAAGAAAAAATGTGGATTGTTGATAACCAGACTTCTGGTGCTTATACAGTTCAATTTATGGTATCAGGTCAAACAGGTGTAACTTGGGCGGCAACTGATAAAGGAACAAAAATTTTATACTGCAACGGTACTGATGTTATTGATACAGACATTGGTGGTGTTGGATCTTATGATTTAAACGGTGAAGAATTAATTTTAGATGCTGATGCGGATACAAGTATTACAGCAGACACAGACGATCAAATAGATATTAAAATTGGTGGCACGGATCAATTAACAATTAAAGATGGAGCATTATCTCCAGTTACAACTAATGATATTGATTTAGGTACAGCAAGTTTAGAATTTAAAGATGCATTTTTTGATGGCACAGTAACTGCGGATGCTTTTGCAGGGCCTTTAACAGGTAATGTAACAGGTAATGCAAGTGGTACAGCAGCAACAGTAACTACAGCAGCACAATCAAACATTACATCATTAGGAACTTTAACAACTTTAACAGTTGATGATATTACAATAAACGGAAGT